AATATTTGTCGTTTTCGGCGAGATTGTCGCGGACCTTTGCGCGTTCCTTGGCGCGGCCCTCGGGCGATTGAATCGCCGCGAGTTCCTTGGTGTCTTTCGCCAATTGGTCGCGCATTTCCTGAATGTCGGCCTCACTGAGAGATTTCAGCCGCTCGGGCTGGTCTAATAGCTTGGCGTAATTTTTCGTGCGGCCTTCAAGTTCGATTTCTTTGAGCGACTTGGCCGCGCCGCGCTGCATGACGAGATCCGCGCCGCGCTCGACGCCCATGTACCGGGCGAGGGCTTGTGTCCGCTGATATTGGTTGTCGCTGCGTTCGTTCAACGGGTCATATCGTTGCGGCAAGCCTTCGATGGACAACGTTTGTGCAGCATCGTCGTGCGTTTCTTCCTGAATGATGTCGTTGTTGCCGGCGAACTCAAATTTCGACGAGTCGTCCATCGAGTCCCAATATTGGTCCATGTATTCGTCGACGGACTCACTGAGGTAGTCGGGCGGTTCCATATCGTCGAGTTCTTTGTCTGCCGCATCGACGAACGCGCCTTTGAGCTTGTCGACGATTTCACCTTTCTGCTCGTCGGTGAGCGGCGTCGGCAACTTGGCATCGTCAATTGTAATCTTGAGGCCCTTGTCGGTGTGACTGCCCCATCCCGGTTCGAACTCAATCGACGTTGCCTTGAGAATATCCTCGTCGTCGACCGGATATGTTTTCTCGTCGAACTCGTGCAAATCATGCAACGCCTCGATGGCCCAATCGGATCCTTCATCAAAGTCGCGGGCAACACGATCCTTGGCATCGTCGGGCGCTTGCTCGCTTTGCCAATGCTCGATTTCGCTATCAACAAAATGTTGGCGCTCGACTTCTTTCCACTTTTCGAACGTCGCTTCCTGATCGTGTTGGCTCATTTCATCCCACGAACCGGGGGCGTAGTGTTCTTCGTCCTCATCCTCGTCGCCGAACTCGACTTCCTTCCCGACGGCATCGTTGGCGAGCTTTTCGAGGTCGGGCCGCGCGGCTTGATACTCGCGTTCGAGGCGGATGGCGGTTTGCCGATTCCATTTGTCGCCGCCGACGCCAACCACGTCGGGGTTCAATCCCTCGCCGGTATCACCGCCGGCCTCGGTAAACTGGCCGCCTTCGGGCGTGCCGCTCGGCTCGCGTGGATGCTTCTCGGGATCAAAATCGGCGCGGAACTCGCGCCGCAGCCGCGCCGTCGCGCCGGTGTATTTGTGGCGGATGTTCTTCGGGTCGAAAATGATGTACGCCGACGGGTCGTCGACGCCCTCGGTTTCCATCGGCGACGTGTTGATGTACTTCAGCCCGAGGATCCCGCGCTGATTCATTTCGCCGTGAAACAAATCGACGGCGTGCGCTCGGTCATTTTTTGATTGCTCGTCGCTCCCCATCATCGAAATCACACCGTCGCGCTTGATGTAGTCGTCGAGGCCGACGATGGGCGGCCGATCCTTCCCAACGACGAGGCCCGAGTCCTTCCACGGGCGATTGTGCAGGATGTCGTCGGCGGCCTTTGCGGCGTCGTCTTTCGACATCGCCCACCGCCGTTCGAGGAAGCGCGCGAACATATCTTGATCTTGGCTAAACGCCGAGCGCCACACCATGTTGCCGATGGCCGTTTGATCGCTCGCGACATTCCCCGGCTTTTTCGGCGTGTTGCGATCCTCGATGTACGGGTGCAGCGGTTGGTCAACCGTCAAAATCTTGTCGTCGGTGGGAATCCGCAGCGCATAAACGCCGCCGCTCGTTTCGGTCGACTCGGCCGGCCGGTCGCGCCACCCGCTTGTTGCGTCCTTTTTGGTGAAATACTCGGCGACCTTCGGATCCTTGGCGACGTGGATCCCAATGGCCCGATCCATCATAAATTCTTCGCGCGCATCAGGCACGTGGAAGTGCTCGAACCCGGCCGACTTGGACCCGTGGTAGGCGTCTTGCGTCGCGCCGCGATAGCCACCGCCCTCGGCCGCGCCGCCTTCGCCTTCGCCGCTCCCGCCGGCCGAGGTCCACTTACCGCCATCCGGCGACCCCTTCGGTTCGCGGGGTTGATCGGGATCGAATGCGGCGCGGAACCTGGCCGCCTCTTGCTCCATGCGAAACCGCTCGCGCATGTGTGCGGCGAGCTTTTGCGCCGTGTCCTCATCAACATCAATGCCCTGATCTTCAAGCATGTCTTGCAGCGATTGCCCGTCGCCGCCTTCGCCCGTCGAGCCGCCGCCCCCACCGCCATTGCCGCCGCCGTCGTCACCACCGCCCTTCGCGCCGATGCTGCTCGGGAAGTCGAGGCCGAGGGCCTTTTCGCGCAAGTGGTCCTGTTTGATGCGCAAGTCGATGTCGAGCGGGTCGTCACCCATTTCCTCAATGACATCCGAACGCGCCTTGAACCCGGAATCCACCGCGAGCTTTTCGGCGTGCTGATCCTTGAGCGGGTCGACCCATTCCCATCGCGGCGGGATCCATTTCACGCCGAGATAGGTGCGCGGGTCGCTGGCAAAGTCGCGGATGTTGATTGAGCGTGAGAATACCGCATCACGCAGCCACCGATTCCAAATCGGCTTGCACATTTGAAAGATGATGCAATTGGTCTGCATTTGCGTGAGGCGGCGGCGATACTCGACAATCGCGCCACGCAGCGACGAATAGTTGGCGCGCCGCAAATCGCCGGTGCCGAGCGCATACGGCACGCCCATCGCTTGGAACACGGGCAACAGTTGCCGATATTGGAACGGTTCGTAATCGCCACCGACGGCGGCCGGTTGCGAGAACGTAATATCCTCACCGGGCAACAGCGTTTGAATGGTTCCGGGTTCGAGCGTCACGAGGCCGTCGTCGCCGGTGTAGCTCGCGGGCGGCATGGCGGTCTGCATGTCGGGCAACATATCCTCGGGCGACGGCGACTTGACGAAGCCCGCGAACATCGCCGCCACCTTTTTGCGGTCAAGCTCGGCGTCGTCGTATTGGTCGAGCATGAACAGCTTGACGAGCGCCGACGACACCAATGGCACGCCGCGCACATCGCCGGGGCGGCGCGGCTTGAAAATGTGCAAGATCTCGTCGGCCGGCACGCGCACGCGATAACGAAAATCGCGAATTGCTTCGATCACGACTTGGCCGGGATGATAGGGCCAAAAATGATAAGCGACGCGCCGGTGCGTGTTGTCGAACTCGACGCCGTTCATAATCAAATTTCCGTTCGGCGCGAGCATATTGTAGGCGTAATCGAGCAAGTCCGACTCGATGAGGTGCAGTTGCAGCGGGACACAAAGCCCATCCTCGGGCGCTCGGGGGCGGAAGCGGATGAACACCTCGCCGGCCTCGAAAATCGAGCGCGCGACGATTTCCTGCATCCCGTAAAAATCCACCATATTGTCGGCGTCGCATTCCTGCGACCAATCCGCCCATAGCCTGTTGACCTCTTGGCGCAAGTCGGGATCGGGGATGGTGGATGACGGCTTGATGCCCGAGCCGATGAGGTTGCCCACATACGAATCAGCGGCGCTCGCGGCGTGCGGATTGTTGCGCACCATATCGCGCGCACGGTCGCGAAGGATCTCGCCGCCTTGCGTGACGAGGGTGTTGATGGTGCCCTTGTTGGGCAACCATTGCGACAATCGGCGGCGGGCCGCCGCGCCTTGGAATCCCGCGCCGCCCCACGTTGACCACGCCCAATCTTGTTGCATCTTGGCGTTTTTGACGCCCTTCGGCCGAACTCGGATGCGGGCCGAGGTCACCCCGTCGCCGAACATCATGCCGGCGGGGTCGCGCGTGCGCGCATCCATCAAAGGCCCTTATCGCCGCGCGTGCGGGTGAGCACGGTACGAATCGAACCGCCGGTGAGGGCTTGGTTGACCAACGTCAGCGCAAGGCGAAGCTCGTCGAGGGATCGATATGTCACCGACTTGCCATTGTACGAGACGTGCAGCGTGCCCGAGACGATTGCCGCCTCAAGGGCCGCCTTCGCCTCGGGCGTGAAGCCGGATGGCAATTGCGACGCGGCCGGGGGCGGCGCGGTGGTTCCGTTCGACATTGGGTCATCTCATATACCACGACCGCGCGACGCGGCGGGTGCGGGCTTGCGGAAGCCACGGGCGCGAGGCCAGCCGCGCGGGCGGCGGGATCGGCACGGGCGGCGGCGGAATGGCCTCAGCCGACGGGGCGGCGGCCGGTGGCGCGACGAACTCGGCCGGGGGCACTCCAACAGCGGGGCGCGGCTCGGGCGCACGGTTGGCCACCGGACGCGGTTCTATAGGCTTCGGCGGGATGTCGAGGTAAATCGGCAACGACTGGCGCGCCGCCAGGGCGTACACGAACGTGTCGAGGGCTTCGTTGCGAGCGCCGGCCGGCTTTTCCCACACCCGGTATGGCATCCCCTGCCGATGCCGGGTCACAACTTTTTCGACGGTCAACTGCTCGAAATACTCGGCATCGAAGTCGCCGCCCACCGGAAAGTGGATGTAGCCCGGTCCCGGCTTGGTGATG